TGCGGTTTTACGGGGCAGGTAAAAACTGGATACAGACGCAAGCAACTGTAAATGATGGTCAGTGGCACACTATCACCGTTGTTAACACTTGGGAAAATGTATTAATCTATATTGATGGCATAAATGCCGCTCTTGAGTATCAATGGGGTCCAGGAAATAATTGGTTCCCGGGCTTGGCTTCAACAACTGACACCTTCAAATATTGGTTTGGTGCCTGCCACTACGGCAGTTTTGTAGGAGAAATGAAGGATGTTAGAATTTTCGATAACAAATTAACAGATGCTGAAGTTTTAGCTTTGGTTCCAGAACCTGCAACAATGACTCTTCTTGGATTAGGTTTAATTCTTTTCAGAAGAAAACAAAACTAATTTAAAGTGTCTGTTTGTTTGATTATTATGACGCTTGGATATTTATATTCAGGCGTCATTTTTTACAACATTATTCAAAAGTAACCCTGTGATAATAAAAAAACAACACGACAGGGTTTTGAACAACTCATCCGCTCAATTCACGAAAGTGAATGAAATATTAATAATATTCAGCAAATTATTCTATCGAAGTACGGAAAATGTATGAACTCAAAACAACGTATGAATTGTGTTATGAATGGGAAAAGGCCGGACAGGGTACCAGTTATGTGTCAGTTGTCCCTGGGACATATTTACAAAAACACCGATATTGGACCGTTTGAGTTTTGGTATACAGCTAAAGGTTTAGCACAAGGCTATATCCAAATGGCTGATCGATATAAATTTGACGGCATTCTCGTTAATAAACTTGGTTGGAATGACGATCCCGCCCTTAAAGATGAGGTGAAATCAATCAACAAATCTGATGATGGCTATTTGTTAACATGGAAAAATGGACTCCAAACTTTTTTTCCGCCTGATGACGATCCTCGTGATATAAATATTGATAGAAAAACAATTGAAAAAAATATATCTTCAATTGATTTAAATTCTATTAAAGATATTACAAACGAACCGCTTACTTCCTATTATCTTGACCCCCTTAAGTATGTTAATTCCGCTCGCGGTACCACTCTTTCAATTCACGGAGAAGTTAGCACAGTATTTGAAAGCTTTCTGTTGTTGTTTGGAAGTTATGAAAATGGTTTGATGGCACTTGTTGATGATCCGGATAAAAGTATTCAAATCATGCAACTAATGAATAAAAAAGTTATCAAACAAGCTAAAGCCCAGTGCGATCTTGGTATCGATGCATTAAAACTAAGTTCTCCAATCGCAGGAGCCGGTTTTATTTCACGACAATTCTACAAATCTTTTGTACTGCCATTTGAAAAAGAAGTGATTGATACCATTCATAATGAGTTTAAAATTCCATGTTATATTCATACTTGCGGTGCAATTGATGACAGGCTCGATCTTATGCTCGAAACAGGAACAGATGGTCTGGAGTGCCTGGATCCACCGCCTTTAGGCACAGTTGATTTGGCTAATGCAGTAGATACTATCGGCAGCAAAGTTTTCATAAAAGGAAATCTCGATTCTGTAAATGAATTGACTAAGAGCCATAAAGAAATAAGAGAAATCGTGTTGGAACGTCTTAATATTGGTTCGCGAGCTAAAGGATATATTTTAAGCTCGGCATGTTCAGTTTCACCTAAAGTACCGCCAAATACAATAGAGATCTTACATGATATGTGTGTAAAATATCAGACAGTCTGAGGGTTTACGGTATGCACCTTATTGCATCGACTGTTTCCTTCAAGGCTTCTCGGCTTTAAGGCAACAGCTTTTATCTTACATAAATGCATATTGAAGTAGTTTATCACAAACTCTCAACTTTCAGCTTACGAAGCCATGGAGTGAGATATAAGCTTCTGAACTATAAAATCTTCCATCTAGTACCAATTCAACTTTTGTGTACCACTGCTATGCAACCATTCGATTCTACCTTAAGTCAAAATAGCTAACATAATCCTCCGGCGCTTTTAGCATTATATAAAATCCCACCTCCGTAAAGTTGTCCGGCACACCCTGAACGATATTCGCATTATCCTTAGCTTGAAAAGCAAAATGATACGCTTTAAATATTTCTCCGTTCCAATCAACAGGTGTATAGGTTGTCGTTCTATTAATAATGTAGCACCCTTTTGTAAAAGTTTCCTCAGTGAAATATTCTCCGGCAGGATCAATTATAATCCAACCATCGCCTGCCGACACCACTTCGTAAACACTGTCATAATACCTTGTGCCGATTATCTCGATAATATCTCCTGTGGTATAATTGCAGCTGCATTTTATTTTAACATTACCATCAGTTTGCAATTCGGTTGTCGAGTTTTCTTCTATATCTCCAAGAGCTACATCTATGGTTCTTATAAGAATGCTTTTTTCTCGTTCTGTTGAAAAGCCAGTTTCATATGAATCACTCTCCCGACAATGCAATTTATATTCAATAGGATCGGACTGCTCGGCATCAAAACATTCACAACACTTTGCAGCCAGTCTTAATTCGACATAAGGTTTAATCCACTGCCATTCATCTGGATTGTTTATTGGTTTAATATCGGTATTTTGGATTGTTGCCTTAGCTTCAAATACATGCACCCTGCCATCCAGGCATAGTTTAACCTTATCAGTTGGATTATACGATTGGCCCCAAACCCAATAAGCTATCGCTTCCTTTTGCTCATCGGTCAAAATTTCATAGTACAATACATATTTCATAAAGGCATAAGGATTGTATTCATGCGCTGGACGGTTTGGAACTGGCGGTTTATTGTCTAGTAGAAAACCTCTCGGCACATCTACATGATAAAATGTCGGCTGCATAAAGGATTGGGGTATTATTTCTAAATCAAGAACAATGATGGGTTTTTGATTCAGATCAACACCAAGGCCCATATCATTATCGCCGTACCATGATGATGTACCCTCCCAACCATCCCGATAATTCCATTGTGTAGGTTCAAGGCTATACCAAGTTCCATAGGATGACAGACTTGCAACCATATACCTGATTCGTATATCGTTTGAATTTGTTGTTACTCTATTGCTAATCTCAAGTAAGCCTTTGGTGCTCTGACTTCCAACAAAATGCATATCATACTGGTCAAGCTGATCTGTGAACGATAGTCTTATTAAGACATGTTCAGGCGGCTTAATCAATTTATAATTCCACTGGGCTTTGACAAACCATCCATACCATGAAGCTTCCGGGCTCTCAGGCCAATCTATATGTGTTTTACATTGTGCAATTCCGCCAACATCCTGATTAGCATATTTGCCTTCATCTAATTGTTTAAATCTGGAAACAGGGTTATCAAGCCAATCTGGTGTTATATTTTTAAATGATTGTGCTGCACCAACTATCTCGCCGACACTATCGTATAAGCCGCCGCTTGCATAGACACATACAGTTTGACTTGATAATGATGGCGCAACTTCTTTATATGTGGCTAAGGTTAAAATATCATATAAATCAACTAAAACTTGCGGCTGCGGATAATAATGTATTTTATAAGTAATTGTACCATCTTCCGCTTTCTCCCAGAATGCACCCATACCATCGTGCCTCTCGCAAACTTCTTTTGACCAGCAGGCTAATGAATAATAGTTGCCATCGCTATCTTTTAATGTGTCGCTGACAGTAATATACGTTACGTTTTCATCTTCATCGAATCTAACATCTAAAATATAAACCGACTTTATATTGCCTTTGACTTCAACATTTATATTGTTACACAAATGAAGCATCCATCCGGCTTTTACATTGCTTGCCACATCAGAATTATTTTCTCGATTACCACTTACGGTAAAAGTATAAATAGGAAGTACACCAAATTGCTGATTGTTTGCAGGTGTGTTTACAACATCAGTAATATCCTGCTTTGCATAGTAAGAAATCGCCCCATCATTTACTATCGTACCCTTTCTATAAGCCATACCAGATTGCCAAGTTAATCCTTGAAGTTTGAAAGGTGTGACACCCATCGACTTATCATCAAAATGGCTCAACAGCGGCGTTGTATATGTTAGCGAACTGAACCACCTTTCTGGATATTCTGCATATCTGGGCAGAGTCGAAAAAGTATGTACACCATTACCAATATCCCATTGGAATGTTGTCGGGCTATATGTTTGATGTAAATTAGGCGGCTCTCCTTTGCTGCCATCCCTGATAAATGGAGTATGCCGGCCTAAAGAATACTGCCATGTTTTGCGGAAAGTGCCTTCAGATTCGGTATAACAATTCCATCCTCTCAAACAGGTATCTGTGTCGGGGTAGTTATATAAATGACTATATTGCACACTTCCTTTTCCTACAGTAGTCATTGCAGCCCATCTGCAAATCTCCGCCGGAATAAACTGCAAACCAATCTGATATGCCCAATCATACCTGCCGAGTTCTGTTAGAAAATGTTCAAAACCGCTTTCATTATCGCCCCAGCAAGGATCATTGACATCAGGATAATCATGCCAATTGTCACATTCATTTTCACAGTAGCCGACATAACCATTTTCAGTGTATTTGTATAAACCGCTGTCAGAAGGATCATAATATATAGAGCCAACCGTCGGCTCTGCGGGTTTATTTGAAAAGAAAAATCTTCGCCAATTGCTTTTATATAAACTGCTTGCAGGTCTGCGCCAATGGGCTTGACTTAATATGATTTCAGCATAATTTTGCAGGCCGCACATACCATTAGAGCCGGCTTTGGGATTTACGGTCCAGTTTCCAATATCCAATGGCGTATTAGCCAACATATCACCATTATTTGCATATTGATTGCCGGCAAACCAATGATTCCAGCCTGCTAAAATTCCATAGGCATCAATCTGCGGGAAAGCATATTCATCACTAACAAGTACAGCATCCCATCTATCACATGTAAATACAGCACCAAGGGATTCTGGTTGTGTAATATAGCGCCTATTAAACGGCACCTTACATTTTCCATCTTTGGCCCAATATATACCAACTTGGCCCGACGGCTTGATTAATTCTTTTTCTTTATATGCATATATAATAAGTTCATTCTGGTTTTGCGGATCAGTTTGAGTTGGAAATAAAGCTGATGAGCAGCAATTTATAAAATTTTCAACCCGTGCAATTTCAATACCTTCTTCGCGATCAATTTCAATTTTGTAATCGAGGGTTTTACCGATAAAATTCTTGTCATAATCATGCAGATAGTTGCCGTAATCTGGTATAAGCTGCCATGCACTTACTGTATTATGCAGCCATCCATCATTTACACGTTCCCATTCAATTGCCAAATCATCGCGCCTTTGCCAATATTCTGTATTGGATAATGCAATACCGGCAGGAACATCGTGCAAAGCCTGATAAACCGTAATACCATCGATATCTCTAACCAGCCAACCTTTCGGCCACGATACAGGTGACCATTCACTGCCGGCATATATGCCTGCATCTTTCGTAATATCGAGTCTTTCACCTGCCCATAGATGCGGAGGTGTTGACGTTAATTGTATCGCACGTTTTGCACGCCAGCCTCCCTGCCATGAAATATATTTATCCTTTTGATAACTTTGGTCTTTGACCCATGTATCATAATGGATTTTCGTCTCGCAGCGGCTTGTCGTATTATTGTAATAAGTTGCAGGCGGCCCATAATCAGAAAGACTCCAATATTCTGTATTGTATGTGCCATCAGTTTTTTTAGGTGCCTGGCCTGCAGGAACATTTTTTACGGCTGTATAAATATTGCCATCTTCGAGATAGAATTTTCTCACGCCCTGCAAATAGGAATGGCTTGAAACATATTTAGGGTCGGCATTGACCGTATCGAACAGATAATATTCATTGCGGCTAAACTCTCTGGTATTTTTCCAGCGCAGCCAGCGGCCTGCATAAGTTTTAACCTGATCATTATTACCACTTTTTGTGCCCATACCATGCGAGCGGTCAAACGTGGCAATTTCAAATAAGGCTATATACTTATTAGGAACATCTGTATCCTGCCAATAATCTAAATTAGCTTGGGTTCTAAAGAAAGGTAGTGCATATTGATTCCACTTAACTACGGCATTGTCATTTTCGGTGTCGTAGCTTCCGGGAAAGGAAAACGATTTTGCTATTAATATCTGGCGTAAATCCTCAAAGAGTAGCGAAGATATAACAGGCTTGGCACCTCTGGCAATATCGGCTTTAAATTTCGTCCAATCAGCACGGAGCCAGTAATTCTGTAAAAGCTCTATACTCATTGAAATACCGCCATGACCTTGCCATCGACTATCGATATTGTTCTAATCTCAGGTTCACCTACCGGAAGCAGAGTTTCATCGAGATAATACCGTTTTGTTTGATCTGTTAATATGCGGCTTGTTATTCTTACCCTTGCCCCAACCGGAAAAACTGGTACACAATCTTTAACTAGAATCTCGAAATTATCTCCTTGTCCGGAACCAAGGGCATATTCAATCTTGATTTCTTCGCAAATATCCCAATCTGTCGCATTTGCATGCGGGGCAATCGATGGATATTGAATTTCTCCAACCTTCTTTATATAGACTCTGTTATTATCAGGGTCAATTATCGGTGTGCCTGCAGTATATGGCGGATCATGATTTTCCTGCCATTGCTGGTAGTTACTCGAATCGAGCCTTACAATATAAAAACCATTGCCTACATATTCAGGCGATGTACTTGCAGCATATGGGTCTTGAAATGTCGGAGCAACAATGATCTTAGCCCAAATTGTAGTAGCAGTGCTTGTGCCGCCAGAGCCGCCGAACCTTACAATCGCAAGTTTAGTTCCTGTTCCTTGCTCTTTATATAAGATAACAGCTGCACCTGACGCAGAACTTTCAAGCTGGGTTATGTCACTGTCTTTAATATCAGCAAAACTATGCCCTTCATCTATTATATTAATCTGTACCGCTGTAACCCCTGCAACATATGCCCTGCCTATGCAATCGATTCCGATAGGTTCTGCTGTAATTACAAATCTGCCGCTGGCGTGATCTGTTTTAGATGGAGTTACACCAGTTAAAACGGTAATTTCTTTAAAGGTATTTGTTGTCGGATCGATTTGGCTGCCACCAATACCGAGAATATTTAATCTGTCAACCGCTGCACCAGTTGTATTTTTTACATAAACCATATTTGCAGGCAGCGTTTTACCCGACTCTGTGGTTAAATTATTTTTTCGATTGATGTAGTCCTGTGCGGCATCGATCATGGCGTTATATGTACGGGCGGGAATTTTTAATCTCTCACCATCGCGGACTTTTCTAAATGCATCACCCATTAAGCACCTAACCCTAACGCGGCAAAATCGCCAGATTCATAAACTTGATGGACGTAAACAGCTTTTGGAATTTGAATGAGGCAGTTTTGGTCTGTACTTTTTTCGTATCTGACCCAAAGATACTCCCAGCCTTTTTTCTCAATGCCTGATATTGAACCGATCGTTATATTAGTTTTGTTCGGGCTTGCAGCAAATTTAAAATTGAGCTCGTAATCACCTGTTCTGCCATGCTTCGAACCCGATGCCCCCATGAACAATACTTCACCGGCCTCAAAACCATGCCAGGCTTGTGAATTTACCTTACTTGTCAATCTAAAAACGGATGTTTTAAATGCAGTGCTTATAAAATCGCGAGCAATGCGCTTTGTCTCATTAAAATTAAAAACAGGAACAATAATATCAACGCCATTGACTGAATTATCATCGACATTAATCGCTCCTTTAAAATCTGGAGGATTATCACCGTATGATCGAACAGTTAGCGGTGCGATTGTTTGAGTAATTTTCTGGCTGCCACCACCTGTATCAAAGCTGAATTCGATATCATCAGTTTCTCGACTGTTGTAACCGTAATATACAGTGCCAATCCAGATATTATCAGCTATCTGTTCAACGTCGAAGCCGGCTCGTGGTATTAGGGCTGTGCCCCATTCTGTTGGGGAGTTTTCCTCAAGGCACAAGATGGCATCGCCATCGTCGCCTGGCTGATTGAATTGTTCCGGCGGTGTAGCTACATCAGGCATTATAATATATTCAACCGTTGCGCTTCGGGTGTTGCCGCCGGTCCTTTTTCTGCCTGACCATCTTTCCTGGATACACAATGCCATTGCTAATCCCCGAACTCTACCTCATTGCCATCCATATTATCTGCCATTTCTTCTGTCGCCTCGGCTGTTCGAGTTGTGGCATCAGCAATTTTTTGCATAACGCCGCCTGCGCCAAGCTGACCCAGACCAAATGCACTGAAAGTCCCTGCTGTCGATGCCTTGGTTAAACCTGTATTAGCCTGCCAATCTTTTTGCTGCAGAGGTAACTTACCTTTAGGCTGCACAGGTTCTTTTGCTTTCGCAATCGCTGCATTAAATTCTTCTTTAGTTTTTGCCAGTTCATCTGCGGCTGCCTTTTTACCGGCATTGATGCCGTCAATTGTATTTTGCAGACCTTCTTCTACATATTGGTTTGCTCCGGCAAGTCCTGAATCAAATTGCTCTTTTGCATGTTTTCGTTTTTCGCTACGAGCTTTTTCTATTTTCTGAATTTCTGTTTGTGTTTCTTCTTCAAGTTTGAGCCGTTTTGCGTTCGCCTCATTTTCGGCTTTTTCTTTTGCAGCATTTGCATTGTCATCGCGCTCTTGCTTATCACCTGCAAGCATATCATCGAGTTGCTTACGTGCTGAACCTTCATCGAAATTAGGATCAGATAATTTCTTCCACCAGATCCAGACATTCATTAATTTCTTGGCAATCCAATCAATTGTATTTCCCCAGAATTGTTTGAAGCCTGCCCATGCTTTTTTAAAGACCTCAACCGTTGTTATCCACGCACCTTCCAGAAATGCTCCTGATTTAACCCATGCCTTCTTTAAAAACGATAAAGTCTCAATCCATGCCACCTGAATTCCATAAACTGCCGCGTCCCAGCCAACTGCAATTGAATAAACTGCTGAATACCATATTTCCATAATTGCCAGCTTTATGCTGTACCATATTCCGAGCATCCATTCTTTGGCCCTCAGCCATTCCATTTTTACAAACAGCCATGCAATACGAGCCGCTAATCCAATATCACCTTTTGCAAAAGCAGCCGCGATACCACCGATTGCGTTTGTTGCATCTTCTTTTAACGTATTAAAACATCCGCCTAACCAATTAAGCATCTTGCCGCCAAGTCCTGTCATCCAAAGCAGTGCACCAACACATAAACCTATTTGAATTATTAAAGTTCCAAGTGGCGAGAGCATTGCAGCCAAAACAGTACGCATAATCCCAAAGCCTCCTCGAACAACACCAAGCATCTTGCTGCATGCGATAAGAGTTTTACCGAAAAGCATAAATGCAGCGCCGCCTGCAACCAGAACAGTTCCAAGCCAAAGAATCATGGTTACAACGCCCCTGTGTTCTTTGATCCAGCGGGTTGCAAAGCCGATTATTTCAATCATTTTATTTGCCCATTCTTTGAGCAAAGGAATGACAGCACTACCGATTGCAACAGTTAAGCCATTTTTGATGATGTACCAAAGTTTCTTAACTGTTTCGTGGAATTCTTCACCTGCCTGAACATCTTCATCGCTCATTACCGCACCAAGTCTTTGAAGTTCAGCCTTATATTCCCCGATTGCGCCGGCACCTTTATTTAGCAGAGGTATTAGATTTGCACCTGCTTTTCCGAAGATTTTTAATGCAATAGTAATTCTTTCAGTTGGGTTTTCGATCGATGCAATTCTGTCTGCGATTAGCATAAAGAGTTCGTCAGGTGATTTATCCTTCAAATCAGCAGAGACAAGCCCAAGTTTCCCAAAGGCTTCTACCTGTGCTTTCGAGCCTTTATTTAAAGCAGCCAGATTTTTATGCATAAAAATAAGTGTCTTACCAAGAGATTGCATACTGATGTCATTCTGGTTTGCGGCAAAACTAAGCCCTTGGAGGGAAGTTACACTTACACCTACAATTTGAGACAACCTTGCAATATCATCCGCGAAACTGCCGGCGTATTTAGCGGCAGCAATCAAGGGAGTAATAATAGCCGTTCCAAGGCCCATCATTTTCGTGCCGAAAGAAGAAATGGTATTACCCCATTTTTTTAAATCTGCTTGTGCACTGCGCAGGCCACGCATTAACGCACTTTTATCTGCGAAGATCTCAACGTATGCACTGCCTGCTTTTATTGCACCAGAATTTGCCACTTCTTACTTCCCTGTAAAAGCCTTCTTAAATAATGCTTTTGACTTATCATCTTTTACTTCTATTACATTTTCTTTATGAGAATTTGTTTGCAGATATGGATTAAAATCGGCCGGCTTAAATACTTTTGCCTTTTTCGGATCACGATTTATATTGCAAAGTAGTGCCATTAATGCAGAAATTCTGTTCCATTCCATCCGGTCACGCAGTTCAATCGCCTCCGACATCCACCAAAGTTCCCGCAGCGTAAGAGGCGAAGGATCAACCCCTACGAATCCTGCTAAGGTGTAAACTGTCCGCCAAATATTTCCGCCATCTTTTTCTCGACATCGATTTGCGATAGATTGCTCGTTACCTTGTCGATTGCCAGATTTATCATCTTCTGCTGAGTCGCTGCCGCTTTGGCCCTGTCGGTCCGACCCCGCTTCTGGAAAAAATCGATCAGTTCATCATAGAAGGCATTTTGGGCAGCAAGTATTACATCACCGCCAAGAGATTGACCAAATTGGGAATCGGAAACTCCCAATGAATCAGCCTGCGGTTTTATTAGGCAATAAATAATATCGCACAAAAGTATCTCATCTGTTCCGATTCGTGTTAGAAGTGGCGGATCACCTGCTTCAGGTTCCAGCAAGTTTATATTCAATAAATCTCGCACTCGTTTTACGCTATCGATTGTAAGTGAAATCGTCCATATTCTTGATGCATTATCTGTAAATGTCTTCATATTATGCTCCTGCCACATCAATCCATGCTATAAATTTGCTCATCTTTGCTGTTACATCGACGCTGATCGCTTCTTCAAGACCTTCTGCCCTGTCGAACTTGGTAATTGCAAAATTGCCATGTGGTCCGCTTGCACCGTCCGCTTCCTTTGCATCGGTCAGACATGCCAGGCATATTGTTGTCGATGTCAGGAACGCTGTTTTAATAGCTGCAAATACAGTATCCGATGGTTTCCACTGCATCTTGAAATTAAGTTCGCATTCACGAAGTGTAGGCGCAGTCGCACGCCAGCCTGAATTAGCGCGAGTTGTCACATCTGCCTCGCCTGCAGAAAGAGACACAGTCAAATCCTTGACATTGCCAACTTCTGTCAAGGTAGCCAACTCTGCATCCTTTGCCCCCTGGTAAAGTTTTGCATTCATTCCTAAAATAAAATCTACTGCCATTTGAACCTCCTGAAGTTATTTATGAATACTATTTTTCCAAACCGCTGCCATCCTGGATTTGTTTACGGCTAATGCCGGCCCCATATACGGTCTTGCAGCGATATGGATATTTTTATTTTTTATTTTTGTACTGCCGCTGTATTCGAGTGTGTGCGGCACATTTTTACCTTTTGCTCTGAGTGCAACTGGACCAACCACCACAGATCTGGCCTGCGGATCGAACGAATAATAAATATAGTTTCGAAGCAGGCCCGTATGACTTAGAGGCGGTTTGCCGGGTTTACTGACAGTTTTTCCATTGGGTGCTTTTTTTATAGACCTTCTTGCAGTAAGCCTGATCATACCGCCGATTCTGTTTAAGACTGTTCGAGTAGCAGAATCTACGGCAGCAATTACCTTTGGACTATCAAAGAACAAAGTTTTTACTTTGAATAGCGATTTACCAAATTCTGATACTGCTTTTGCCATTAGCTAAAATATCCAAAAAATACATCCGCCCTTGTTACATTAGTAAGAGTGATTATTTCTGCAGCGATCCACGCAATATCAAGTCCATCAAAACTTACCGTCGTCATTAAATTATTGCCGCTATTTACAGCTTTAATATCTGTAGGCCAGCAAGAAGTTATTGCAGCTGAATCAGCATACCTTGTAAGGCTAGTTGGCTTGCCAGTTTGCGGGTCTTTATTGCAAACCATGGTACCAAGCGTAAATGTTATATCTCCGATAAGCTGGGCTGGGCCGCTATTTTCGTTTCTGCCACCCCAAAGACGAACGCCAACAACACCATTATCATTGCCACTTGCTGCAAGGATAAGTTCCAATCCTTTTATACTGCTTATATTTATACCGTGAGCATAAGGTGGTTTGCTGTCGAAGGTATTTGCGGCCATAGCAGGGTTATCAATTGCCTCTACCGATCTTAAAAGCTGCCAACCTGGCTCATTTCTTCTAAACTCATACATAAAATACTTTCTTAAATAAACCTGTTTAATCTTCTAAATGGACTTGCCGGAGCAAGTGTGCCAACAATATTTCCATGTTGAACGCCTTTTTTTACTAAATCTGCACCAAGTGCCAGTGGAAATCTTCTAGGCTGATTACCTGTGCCGTTGTCACTTGCATGGTATGTTTGGTAATAATTTGCCGATGTATTATCAACCAAGACTGCGCCGTTGTAGGCATTGCAAAATAGCGTATCTATAATATTGCCCTTTATTACTGCTGCGCCTATGCCCATCCAGCCGCTTGCATTAAAACCGTAAGAGCTTTCCGAAAGCCCGCCAATAAGCGATTCTGTAATGACAATATGATTTGCAGGAGCATTATATGAACATATGCCGCATCCGTATCCTGTACCACCCTGTACAGTCCTTGCGGTCAAATACGCATCGGCATTCATAATATGTATTCCGTTGTTGCCGTTATCGCCGCCAATGACTTGATCTGCTATGATGTAAACTTCAGAAGCTTCACAATATAAACCGCTTGCAAAACCTGAACCCTGACATATACCGTTTATAGATACATGATTTTCACCACCATAAATATAGATACCGTATCCGCCCAGTTCAGTACCGCCATATACATTGCCATTGATAATCAAATTTATTGAATAACCAGACAAAGTCACCGCAGAGCCCATTGAGCCTGTGAGATTGCCATTAATAATTATTGTTGCACCATCAGCTTCGCAAAATACACCTTCACATACATCCGTGCTTGACCCTATCACATCGCCTGTAATACATACATAAGGTGAGCCGCCATACATCATTTGAATACCAAAGCAGCCATCACCGATTACATTACCATTTACGGTAACATGTGCACTCGACTGGAAAACTAGCCCGGAATTACTGATGCCGCGAATTGTACCTTCTATTTCCAGAGGAGTTGTTGCATCTGCCGGATCTTGAATTAATATGCAGGTATCTTCATCAGCAATTACATCACCGGTTATTTTTACAGCCCCTGTTGGATTACCGGCTATGTCCCGACCTTTGAATACAAAATTTCCACCAATACTGCCACCTATTTGAGTTACAGTTGTCAATTCTTTGCATGTAAAACTGGTATTTATCCTTATATTGATTTTACCGTTGGCGAAAAGAACAGTCGTTCCATCGCATGTTGCAAAATCAACAGGTGTATTATTTGTCGGATGCGTATGCCACAAGCCGGCTGCATTTATATTTGTATTGCTACTATGTGCATACCAGATAGGCATAGTTAAATAACCTTGCGAATAGAATTAATATTGCCAATCATCGTCACAAACTGATTGAACAGCAGGCCGATTTCCTGAGAGTACTGGACGATATCAGGTTCCAAGGCAAAGATGTTCGGGATATATACACTTTTAGTCTGCGAATCCGCAGCCGACCAGTTACCTTGCTCGTCAACTTTAGCGCCACGAAGTGTAATTTGCGCAGATGTAGCGATCTGACCGCCTGAAATATTGGTATGCAGAACAATACTTGGCGCATAAAGTGCATTTGGGACAACCGGCTCTTTGGTTAGAGGAAGTGGCATAGGAAAATTCCTTAATTAATAATTTTAAAATTCAATGTAATAATGCTTGTAAAAACACTTGGCGGCTGGATATGCTCAACCGAATACAATGGGTCGATAGATTGCTTAAAACATACAGCGCCAATATCCTGGTACACTTTATTGCGGAAACTTTTGGCAATAGCCAATGCAAGTTCTGTCAAGGCTGTAACTTCCGCATCGTCAGGCGATTTAACCGCTTTTTGAATAGCGATATCGATTTGATAATCGAATTCACTACTTGACCTGGTTGCAGTTGCGATATTTACAGCTTTAGGAACAACAGTTACACGCAAAGTTGATAAATCCTTCAATTCATAAAATGGAAATAGCGTCCTAATAGCAGTAAAAGGCAAAGTGAAACTGCCAGCATTTAAAGTCTGAACAATTTTTTCAGCTAACTGCAAAACCATTTTATTATTCTTCCTTTTTTATAGCAGCAAGGCCATTTGGATTATCAACTTTGAATGCATTTGCATCTAATAAACATGGCCGCTCGCGGCATACTGCACAAAAGGTCTGGATCGCATTTATCAATCGCTCTTCCTGGGAAGTTTTATCCTTGATCATTTTTTCAAGTGAAGCAACCAGGCAGTAATTGCTGTACATAAGATACGCCACCAAAGCGAAACATAGACCCAATTCGCCATATTTCATAAACTCGTCGGCTACAGTTACAACTTCTGTAGAACTACTGCTTCCAAGCATCAGAAAAGGAACCGCTGATATAGCTATCTTAGTTGTCAGTGACATAATCTAAATTTCCTTTGTGTGAAGACGGATGATTTTTCCAAATGGATCGCTGTACCGCCAGCACCCATCGTTAATAAATAACGCTTCATATACTTTTCCATCGACTTCGATCCGATCAGCTGCTTTTGGAACAGTTAATAATCCACCAATAATCAAATCAGCCGCACAAAATAAAAAATCTGTTACCTGCCCGCCAATTTGAAAACCTGATTCATCTTCTATTTTGTAATCTGTCTTGCCAAAACTGGCGCAGATATTGACACTATCTGCGCCACGCTTGTAAATTACCATTTCAGATGCATGCGTTTTCAACTTATCAGCTAAAAACTCTATTCCTTTTTTCAGGAGATTAGTCATTACGCTTCCTGTGCCCATGTTCCGCGAATTGCCTTGATTCGATAGCCATCAATACCATCAGCAACAAATGTTATGAAGTCACCTTTCTTGGCTGTGGCCTTGGTATTGGAAAGCTTCTTGCCATCGCCGCCTGCTGCGATACCGAGACCGCCAAGGTTTTTATCACCTGCCTGGAAATCCACTTCAACTAGTGCACTGCCATCAGCCGCTGCATTCATAACCGTAAATTCCAGCCCCGCTGCTGTTGCCGGCAGTGTAATTACCGTATTATCTGCTGTGCAATCGTAGCAGGCTCCCGATTCTGTAACACCAGCATTTGCACTTACAGCTTTGGTAATTCTTGCAGCACCCGCAAATGTCGGAATCCGAGAATCGAATTTATTCAATGCAACATAAACAAACTGATCCGCAGCTACAGCAGCGATTACTGCTGTGCCAAGAAGGACATCACCAGCCGCTTGTGCATCACCTCCGATTTGTGTGGCAGCTCCCGTCCCTGCAACACCGCCCTGCGGATCGCCGTCAGCATCGAACCAAACAGGAAGACCTGCCACAAAAGCTTCATTCTTTTTAGGAACTGCAAAGACACCTTGGACCGCTAGTGCACCTTTTGTGTTTGCCGGAATATCCAGCTTGGTGATACCGACAATACCTTTTTGGACCACGATAGTACCGGCTGCTACATCAACAGCCGGTGTGTAATCAATGGCTTTGCCATTTTGATAAAAATTAATCATTGGTTTTACTCCTATTTCAAAAAAATATTATTATGCTTCGCCTTTAAACTTCACAGCGCCGCGATAATCCTGTTCACGAACACCGAAATCGATAAAGCCCCTGAACTGAATGCCGAGTGTGTTAAAATCGGCATCGGTCTTTTCAACTGTTGGCTGATCGATTCCGTTGAGGAACGCAACTTCCAGGGCAGGAAGTCTATTGGGATCAGCAAACAGATACCATGCCTTTGAGCTATAGCCTGCAAACGATGAATTACTCAAATAGCTGCTCGAGACAACTTCATATTTACCAATATGAGGATTGGATGCAGGTTTACCCTTATTGGCCGTTGTAGTCTCATTCAAAGTCGGTGACTTCATCAATAAATCAGCTGGCACTCTGAGAGCGGTTGGTACCAGGATTAGTGATGGCTGAACACCAAGCGGTTTGCCGTTTGGTTTAGTTTGCTCGCCAAATACAACCTCGGCATCTGTCAATGAATCGACGCACAATGCCGTATCAGCGCCATCTTTGTAATTTTTATGAGCAGTAGAAAAAAAGCTCGATGGATTTGAAAGTAAAAGCCCCCATACAGCATCAGCAATCGCTTCCGCTGCTCCCATACCAATTTGTCTGGGAACATCCGTAAATGCAGCCAGATCATCATTGATAATCATCTGGCGGGTAAGAGCAAACATGATACCATGAGTATCAGCTTTCTGACCGTATTTCTGCTCATCGATTTTACCATGCTTCAATTCGCCATCAGCGCCAACTTGCTCAAACTTAAAACTTCCGGTCATCCGATAGCGGCTGTGTTCTTTAAAATCATTTACACTTGCGATCTTGCAGATCTTCCGCCACGAATCTTCGATATAATTGTATCCTTCCAAGAGCATTTTATTGGCTACATTGGAGAGTATTCCCGGCAGAGAAGCTGTACTGAAAGCTGCGGCAAGCCATGCTGAAGCATCACGCCGAAATCTTGGCAGCTGCATAGCACAAATCTGCTCACAGTACTCCTGAATACCGATACCACGGAGTTTTTCAGCAGCTTCCAAAGTCTGGTCATCGTAATATTTTTCGAGTCTTGAACCTGCAATACCTGAAGCCAACAATGCAACTGCCTCAAAAACCTTGGGAGTTGCCGTAATCTTCTGCGAAGAGACGATATTTACTGTAGGTCTTGATGCCCGAAGAACCTCAAGTTCGCATTTGCTCTGGTCCCAGCCTTCAGCAATCGCCTTTGCCTCGATATCATCATATTTACTGCCACAGATCTTTTTAATAGCAGCAATACGCGAAGTCTCTGCTGCGGCTGCTGCCCGGATATCTGCTGTTGTGCTTTCTGCGGTTACGGTTGTCTGTTCTTGCTTATTGTTTTCCTGATTTTCCATAGTTTGCTCCTGAAAATTTGCGGCAATAGTTGCCGATGTATTGTTATCTGCACCCAGGGTAACAAAACTTATTTCACCCAGGGTTGCTTTACGTGCTACATTTAATGGGCCGGTAAAATCCTTACCGTTTACATTTACATTTTGGCCTGCTTTAATGAATTCGACCTGATCAGCCCGTGCACCAATCGATGCCTGCCAGTTAAAACCTTTATCTGCCAAAGTAATAACGCGAGTTGCTCTGGGGGAATCACCAAGGATTTCGCCGACAGCGATTAAGTTATTTTCCAGAATGTCCACATGATCGGTCTGGCCAAGCAGATCATCGATATCCTGGTTATGGCTGATAAATATCGGCCGCGATGAACTGCCTGTATTTAATCCCTGCAAATCAATAACCACAGGATACTTCCAGCCTTCAAGCATCATGGGACCACCTGTATACGCCGTCATAGAGAAACGCCTGTTTTTGGGTTTTTCATTCTCACCAAGTGCCTGTGCTGCTTCGATTGAAAAGTTTGCCGTTAAATTTAGTTTATTCTTCATCTTCGTCTTTCTCCAAAATTGAAGTTGTTGCCGTTTGTTGTGATATGCCTAATTCGTCCATTAATTTTTTCTCGCGTGAGCGCTGTCGAAGTTCAACTTCCCAGTCTTTGCCTTGCTTTGCATATTCGTCCGCGAGCGTAGTTGTATGGTTAGCCAGTCTGATTTCCTGTGCCTTTGCTTCTTTAGCAGGATCGACGTGCTCTGTTCCATCCCAAAACCACTGATGGCAAGGCATCGTCCTAACAATAGTTCGCCAATTCAATGGCAAATAATCAGAGATGAGTATTGCTTCATTCAGCCATGCCTGTAAGATACGATCGAGTATCGCAAGTGCCATGTCCGCTTGATCCACCCTTATGCTCTTGTAATATGTTTGATGGTCGAGCCGGCCGGAGGCATAGTTGTATCCAGATGAATTACACGCCGCGATATTAAAAGGCATATTCAGACAGCGGGCGATTTCATTTAGGATCTGATTTTTAAATTCACCGTAAGTTGTAGTTGGCTGATGCGCTTCTATCTGCCCTAGTTTCCAGCCATCAGGAAGCGTTGTTGCCATCCTTTTCTCGAGTGCAACCACATCCATCGGCTCTAAATTAGCCGCTTCACCATTTGCAGGTGAATCGGTATATAAAACCGCTGCAAAATCAGCTGCAGTTTCGGCCGCGGCAATTACAGCAAGAGTATATCTTCGAAGCTGTGCAAATAATGGAAGTGCTGGTGTAATTTCAGGAATACCCCTGCTTTGACCGGGCCTATCTGCTCTGAACCAATGGATCATAGAATCAGCATCGATGGTGTTATATTCATAAAAGGCTGCATTCGAGAAAGAGCCTGGATGATTTTTTAAACAATAATAACTGGATGGATTACCAAACTGGTCGAATTCAATGCCATCGACTAATGACTGCGTGTTAAGAAATTTTGACCATGGCGTAGTAATCTGGTCTGCTTCAATTAATCTCAAATCAAGTTTAACCGGAGAATTCAAATTCCTGTTTATAGAAAGAATCCCAAAAGCCTCACCATCGCTTGCTCTCGCCATTCGCATGGTACGAAGTTTCTGGGCAAGTTTGATTTGAGATGCCCAGTTCATAAATTCCGTTTCGATAATACCGTTGCCTAAGGTCTCATCAGTGAGCATCTGGAGCCTTGGCCCTGTGCCGACGACGTCGTTAGCAAGCGTAGAAACTATTCCGCGAGCGTAACTGTTATTAGCAACTTCATAGCGACTGCGATTTCGAAGAGTTTTGCGAACATCGGCGTTTGTTGCAGAATCAGCCGACAGAGAATCTGCATTCGCCCAGTGCCTCTGGTTGTCAGCTGTGGTCTGGGCAGCATCGAACCTGGCCCGCAGGATACGTCCTGCCGGCTGTAAAACTTTTTGCTTTTTATTTTTGCCGAAAAACCACATAATTAAACCGCTCCTGATGGAGATAGTTTTGAAAACTTAATGCCGAGTCCTTTTTTCCGGCTGGCATTCTTACTTGCCAGATATTTATCCGCTGCTATCTGGTCAGCCAGTGAATGCTGCTCGACAGAGACTCCGTCGCTGGAAACTTTTGCTGGTTGCTGGGCATTATCCGAAATTTTCAAATCATTACTCATAATTGCGGGAGAAGGATTCGAACCTTCATGTTCCAGGGCATGAGCCTGGTGAGCTACCATTGCTCTATCCCGCCATGAGCAACTAAATTCTGCGAGCGCAAAAAAATAAGCCGTCCGGGTGTTCGGCCCCGAACGGCTTTTATATTTTTCTGGATTACCTGCGAGGATCAGTCGCAGTTACCCGCGTTATTTAGTTGTCGAGTTTGATTATGACATGTGAATTTTGGTATTCAATAGTGATTTTGAAATATTTAAATAATGTTACACATATAGATATAGTTCATTGTCCGAGCCTCTTTTCCCATGTCGTAAATCTTCGACCACATTTCTTGCATTCTCTTCTACGCACCAGTTTCCCATCTGATGCGGGACGTGTATAGATCACTTGAAATTGCCGGCTGCCACATTTCTGACATTCAAATCCTTTTATTCTTTGCTTCGGAATCATTCCTTTGTCCTTTTCTGAATATCTGATAATTTGATTTTTTCCCTTTTCGTAAATGTTTTTACATTGTGCCCGCTTAAACTGCATCCACACATTGATGCAGCTACCGAGCATCCCACCATGCAATCAAACCAATGATTATCGAGGCCGCCAACTTTTGGTGACCATTGATAAACTACCCTGCCGTGCCCTTCGGTTCGTACCCAACTTTCAGAACCGGCGATATGCTGGGCGAACAATTCATGCTGATGATTGCTTTTGCCAAAGATTGTCAAACTGCCGTGATCCCCCGCTGCTACAAAGAACCTTTCATGAACAAATGTCTTCCAATAATTCGTATCAATGGCAACGTGCGTGAACTCTCCAGTTTTATTTATGTTGGGTATATACCAATGATGGCCGTGCCGCTCTCCCGGCTTTCGTTTGTAGGTTGACATTGGTTTATTTGCGGCTTTGATACCAACACCCTTTGAAGCCATAATCGTTCCGCCAAGTTTATGGCGGATATTTTCAACAATGCCCGGCATATAACCACTATCAATCAGGCACCGGTCAATTTTCATAACGCTGGTACCTCGGTTCCAGTCTCGATTAAGAAAATCGCTGCAGAGTTTCTCTAATCCTGCTTGGATCGCACCTTCTTTTTCCATGCCGTGGTAAATATCCTGCAAACCAATTTGTGCTTTGCGAAGTGTAAATGATGCCCTTCTCTGGTCTGGATATGTTCCATAGTCTACAACAAAGCCTGTAAAATCTTCTGACCATGCGCATACCACATAAAAAAGTAATTTATCATGCACATCGATGAACATCGTAAGGTACTGACAGCCCAACGGAACCTCATGTCTTTTGCGGCCATTTGTTTT